GTTGGAATTGACCGCGGCCGGAGGCGGCGGCGGGATCATGACAATCGGCGGGACGCCATAGCCGGCGCCATTCGCCGTCAACGTGCCGCCGGAGATCTTGAGCGCACCGCCCACGATCGGCAGCATGGTCGGAACCGCGCCGGTAATACCGGCGGCAACCACGGTCAGCGTAGTCGTCGCCTGCACGTAGCTGGTGCCACCGTTGACCACGGAAGCCGAGACCACGCACCCGGTCAGATTGGCGATGCGGCAATTGAATCCGTCGGAACTGACATGGATCAATCCGCGGTTCCAGGCGGATCCCGATGCCATGGTCCAGACGTTCGTAACCGGGTCCAAGAACTGAAGTACCAGGTACATGCCGAGGCCGACATACCAGTCGCCGGCAGGAAGGACGAACACATCGCCGGGCGCGAGCCCGAGCTGGTTGCTCGAGCCGTCTTGAGGTGCATTACCCAATTCCGAAGGATAAAGATTCTGTGGGTATGCTAAACCAACTCCAGGACCTGAGAGGAATTGCGGCATTGACTAACTCCTAGCAGCTAAGATATTGGGGACTTTGTAATCCCTCATCAGGGTGAAGATAACATGGGGTATAAAGATCCCGTTGCAAAGGCTGCCGCGTACAAGCGCTGGCGACATAAAAACGCTGTAAGCCTTGAAGAAAAACGGCGTGTTTACTACGCAGCCAACCGAGAAAAAATTTTAGAGCAGCAGCGCGAGCGCAAACAGAATATGCCGCGCGAAAAACTTTTAGCGCAACGCTCAAAATACCAAGCGGCGCATAGAGAAAAACAAACACGACGATATCACGCGACACGGCTATGGATTCCTTGGTTGAATGCTTTCCGCGGTTCAAAACAGCGCGCCAAGAAACGAAACACCCCCTTCACACTCACCAAAGAATGGTGCGAAGCACGTTGGACAGGCTGCTGTGAATTAACGGGCATCAAATTCATCCTAAGCACTAAGCGCAGTCCGTTTCTTTTTTCGCCTAGTTTGGATCAGATCATTCCGGGACTAGGCTATACACCCGAAAATAGTCGTTTCGTTCTTCACGCAATTAACGCGCTCAAAGGCGAAGGCACTGACGAACAAATGTTCGAAATTGCTAATGCCTTGATTTCAACGTCAAAAACTTGCTCCTTGAAGGTTGTATCCGTGGAACCCGCTGACTGACTTGGCGGAAATGATGTCGTACCCGCAGACCACCACCCCCTGCTGCCCGATCTGTCCGAGCGGCACCAGTGAGTAGAAGCCCGAGAAGTCGAACGCGGCATCTTCCGACATGTACATCGATGTGTACTTGACGTTGATGCCGAAACATTCGCCCTTCGGACAGAAATGGTCGGCGAAGATCGGAACGCCACTGACGATCAGATTCGGGAACGATGTCCGTACTTGGGTTTCCATTGAACCCACGCCGGCCATTTGTGGAATCTGGTGTATCTGCTCGATCGAGATGAAGGTGTTGTTGAGAGTGGCGTAGTCGCCGGGGTTCATGACCACGAAGGTCGGCGCCTCGCCACCCGCAGCGTCCGTCACGCCGGCCAGCAGCGTCGCCATGCCGGCGCGGGTAAAGCCCGCGGTGCCTTGGCTGTACGTGCCGGAGTTGAGGTTGATGTACTGACCCTTGAAGGCCGAGTTGCCGGCGGCGTTGCGGTTGATACCGCCGTAGGTCGGCACATTCGTGCCGTCATCGAAGGCGTTGTAGAAGGAATCAGGAAGCAGCGGGTTCGCCGAGTTGTTGATGTACATCAACCGGGCGAAATTCTGCCGGGTCACCGCGTAGGCGTCATTCATGCGCGCCTTGAGGAGGGAAATTTCGCGGTCGGTCGCCTGAATGACCGTTTCGCCGAAAGGCAGGGGGATCGGCACGACCCAGTAGGCCAAATTCCACTGGCCGTTCTGGATACCTGGAGTGATGACGGGGGAATTAAAGCCGCCGCCATACCCGGTAAATTGACCTTGGACCATGCTTTGACCCTGCAACGGGATGGTCACCTGGTTGAGGCCGCCGGCGGCGCGCTGCGCATTGCCGGTCATATAGAACAGACCCGGCGAACCGAAATAAATCTGCACGAACATGCGCGGAACGAAAGCGCGCCGTGTTACGGCGGAAAGTTCCGTGTACAGGGAGCCCGCGGCAGGAGCGACGCCTAATCCAGGAAGCGGCATGAGAATGTTCCTCTAATAAACTTCCGCCGTTCTAGCGGCGAACTCCTGCTGATTGACGAAATTCGTTCAGCGCCTGACTTGCCATCCGATCGACCAGCGACTCATTCTGGCCTTTCGACGCAATGAGATCCTGGATCGACTTGTCGGTGCTTTCGGTCGAATCGGCAAAGCCCCAGGCTGTGCCGGTCATACCGCCTGATGGTGTTGACGGGGTTTTCGGCGGGTTGGCTTTCTCGAATATCGCGACCGCATCTTCGACCTCCAGCAATCCCTTGTCTTCCATGAGCTTCTGGACAGCGGCGACACCTTCGTCGGTGTAACCCTCGCGCCGAAGCTTCGCGAGACCGGTCTGCTGACGCTGGGCGATGGCGGCAAGCGTTGCTTCGCGCTTCTCGTCCTCGCGCTCCTTGCGCAGCTTCTCGATTTCGGTGGTGAGCTCGGTCTTGATCGCGTTCAGCGGCTCAAGCTGAGCCTTTTCTTGATCCAGGAGAGGGGTCGGCGCGTTCGGCTCGACCAGCTTGTGCGCCTGTTCCAGCATCTTGCGAGCGTTCGGATTGGCGACGATCTTCGCCGCGACGCCCTGCAGCGCCTTCATCCGGTTGTACTCGTCCTCGTCGAGTTCGACGATTTTCGCCATGACTTATTTGTTCCCCGTCATGGAGCCGGCATTCGGCACGTGGCTGAGGGTGAGCTGCGGCGACTTCATCTGGCCGGGCAGGTGCGACTTCCGGCCGCCGATGTCGATCTGCTCCATGTCGACGCGCACGATCTGCTCGTCACCAGTCGGGATCGACTTAGCGCTGTTCTGGAAGATGTTGACGTTGGACATGTTGGCTCCTCAATAGCCGTAACCACGGCGGGGGCGTTCTACGTTCTGAACGCTGGCATCCATGTTCGGGATGATGGCGGGTGTGTGAGCCCGGAGGATTTCGCCCGGCGTCATCGCGGTGCGCACGACATCCGTGCTGACATCTTTGGGCGGCATCTCGGCATTGGTCTTGAAAATCGTGTCCCTCATGCCGCGGCTCCCGGTTGCCCGCCGCCACCCTGCGCCATTTTCTGTCGCATCTGGGCGAGCGCCTGCATCTGTTGATTGTTTTGGGCCATGTTGCGCTGCTGCGCCTCGATCGAGTTCTTCTGCGCCGCCGGAGTAACCGATCCGGCCGGGACGAACTTAACGAGGGAATTGAGCGCTTTCAAAACTGCTTGCCCCGGTTCGGACGTGGCGCCGAGTTCGGCGACCAGGCCCTCGAGCTGCTTCACGACAACCCCCAGCTTCTGCAGTCCGGCAGCCTCATACCCGCGATTCGGAGTCGCGCCGGAGGCTGGCGTCGATCCCATCGGAGGCTGTTGAGGCTGTCCACCCGGACCTGCAGGAGCTGGAGCTGGCATCACTTGCGGTGCTTGCGCTTGCCCTTACGATTACGCTCGATCATCGCCCGTGCTCCTTTGACTGGCTGGATGGTTGACACAAACGCAAGTTTTTCATTGCGCTGGCACAACATCCTTTGGTTCCGGCGAGATAGCCAGCCTGTATGCCCCGGAGCGAGCAGGTCTTTTCATGTTGATTCAGGAACATTCTCGATTTATAAGGTTCCTTCATGGAAAGCCCGCAAGCATCACCCCACAACGGACGTCCATGGTTCACCGCTAAAGAAGCCGCTGAGTACATCGGCGTCCATCTCGATACGCTCTATAGCTACACGCGGTTACGGAAAAACAAGCCGCCCTTCATCAAGCTCGGCAACGATCGCCGCTACCGATTCCCGAAAGACCAGTTCATCCAGTGGGCCAACGGCTCGCCAAAACAAGGATAATTCAATGTACAGCCTCACGATCTGCTTTGGACCGACGGCGATGGTGTGGGCGTTCTTGTTCAAGGAAAAAGAAAAAGCCGAAGACGTTTTGAAATTTGTCGATCTCGATAATGTTTTTTCAATAAAAATCGAAGATGATTTTGGTCAACGCGCTGTAATCAAGCCGTCAACTGTGCACGGTTGGATACTGGAAGATCTCGATCTCACCGACGAAGCCAAGATCCTGCGCAGCCTCGCCAATGCCCGGAACGAGATCAAAGCGCGCACGCGCGCGGCGACCGATCCGACCATCCGTCAAGGAATGAACCAGCAGGGGCCGTCGGTAATCTCGCCGTTCCCGCGCGGTTAGTGCTTGCCGTGCCCGCCGAGCATTTTTTCGATCGCCTTGTCTTTGCCTTCGGGCGATAGCTGGCCAAGCAGCGCTTTCTGAACTTCCATACCCTGCTTCTTACGCTCGCGAAGCTGGGCTTTGGCGGTCTCCTTGTTCGGAACCGGCGTGTTGTCGATCATGAACTCGCCGTCGATATCGCCGGCTTTGCGCAAAGCGAACAAAAGCTGCGTGGTCTCGTCGGAGAAGATCGGGCTCGACGAATGGCTGTCGACCGTCACCCGCCAGTCCTCCGGCAGGTCGGTCAGCATGAAATTGTCTTCCATTTTCGCAGGATCGACCCAGAACTTGCGATCCTCTTTGGCTTCCATCAGCGTCATGGTTCGATCGGCCGCCACGGCGCACTGCCGTTCGATCAATAGCGCGCGGTCGCGAAGGGTTGGCGAAGCCGTTTTCAGCAATGTGTTGGCGTGAACGCCGGCCCGCACCCCGGATTCGCCCTTGCCCTGCATAATTTCGGGAAAACTGCCGAGGGTGTTGATCATCTCGATGCAGAACTTGAGCATGTCGAGCGCTTTGTCCGGCATCTTCGGCGTCAGATCTTCCGTTTTACCGCCTTGCCCGAGGTTGACAAAGCCCGCAGCACGGAACTGAGCATAGAGTTCGTCCGTGATCGTGTTATCGCCCGTGAATGCGAGCACTTTATCGATCTGCAGGCCGAACAAGCGCTTGATGTCGTCGGCCCATTGCGACAAAAGCGCTTGCGGCTCGATCAAATCCACGAGTTCGCTCCGTCCCCAGAACCAATTCGTCACCGGATTGGGCTGGATCAGCGTGTATGGCTGCAGGCGACTGCCCTTAATGAACAAATTGGACAGTTTGAACCGGGTCACCAGGATGTTGGGATCGACAACTTGGATCGTCTTGTAGTCATCCTCGCCCTTCACCCACAATTCATGGAATTTGACTACCGGCGCCCCTACCGTTGGTCCCATGATCGCGTAATTCGGATCGTTATTAAGCTGGACGATGCCGCCTGGAAGCGGCCGGGTCGCTCCCTGGACGCCCGTATTGATCTGCGATGTTGACAACACTTGATGGAAAAAGCTATCCGGCCCGCTGCCCATCTCATTCGATTTGGCATTGGCCATGATCTGATCGTACAGCTTGCGCGCATTCGGCAAATTGTAGATGCGACGCCACACTTCGGGACCAGTGAGAAACGACGTCTCGCAAAGAGCCTCCTGGTTGTCGATGTCGTTTTCATCTTCGCGATAGACACCGAAATTCCACGGCATAACGAGCCGCTTTTCGTAAGTGATCCGCGGCTTTTCTTCCGTCCCGTCGTTTTTTGTCCATTGCTTTAAAAGCGCACCGCCGTATTTCAACCCCTCGTAAACACCTTGGCCGAACATCGCATCGGTCGATGTCCTCTCCCACTGTCGGGTCAAATGCTTGGCGGCAACATTGCCCTTTTTTACAACTTCGGGCGAATACTCGTTATCGTAATCGATGGCAAAGCGGAGCTCGACGGGAGAAAACAGATGCGATTGCGTGCGCTCGAGGTGAGCATTCATCATATTGATGA